TTTCTCCAATAGATACACTCAACTATACCATAATGATCTTTATCTTGACCAGTATCATTAGTAGCACCTGGTGCTGGCATTGGTTGTTCTAACATAAACTTAGTATCAGGTGCTTGTGCTGGTGTTGGTACTTCAACTGTAAATGTACGCCATTGTGTATCACCAGAATCACCATCAGCATTACCACTAGTTGTACCAGTATCAACAGCATCTATATTACCAAGAAGATCATCTTCTAAAGTTTGAGAAGAATCAATAATAGTACCCATAGGGTTCCAAGTTGAGCTTCCAGATAACTGATATTTAACTTGTAATACTTCCTCTGAATAGTCACCACCATTTATATTATTTCCTCTTGCTGCTTTAACAGAAAAATATACAACATTAGTAGTATCAACTGCTTTTAATACAGCAAACCTGTTACCAGCATCACTACCAAGAGCACCACCAAACTTCAAATACTTATCATAAGTGTATGTGTTACTAGGAATACTCAACCCAGTTACAACACCAGTAGATGTATTGATAGTTGCATTGGTATAACATCCACCACCAGATCCATGCATAACATAAACCATTGGTGCTTCAGTATATCCACTGCCACCAGCAGTAAGAGTAAATGATGTAACTCTATTATTCTGAAGATTTGCTGTTGCAGTAGCACCTGATCCACCACCACCTATAAAGTATACTGTTGGTGCTTGATTAACTGGCAATTTAAATGCACCTACATCACCAGTACCAGCACCATCATTCTCCATAGTAATATCCCACTTATTCTTATCCTTTGATGCCGAAGTAACCCACTGACCTGTTGAAATTACTACATTTCCACCAGTATATCCTGTTATAACACCAATTTGTAAACGAATCCGTCCACTTTGACCAGTATCAGAACTTCCCGAAGTTTGTCCACCCATTGATACACCACTTCCACCTCCACCAACAGTATAATTGCATGAGGTTGGAGCACCAGCTGCTTGCCAGTCACCTTCAGTTATCCATACACCACCAGCACCTCCACCACCAGCTCCAGCAGTCCAATAATCATTATTATATGCAACAGTAAGAGATGCACTACCATTAATATCACTATGATTTGCTTTACTACCACTTGTGAAATAAGAATTTGAAAATGCAGTTGCACCTTGATATCCACCTTCTCCACCACCGTGGTCAGCAGGTCCACCATCACCACCTTGAGCACCTTGTTGTCCTGATTGGTTGACACCGCCGCCTCCACCGCCGCCGCCTCCACCAATACATCCAGCAGTACCACCAGCTTCACCAGCATCAATATCTAAAACAGGAAATCCACTACCGCTGAAAGGTGATTGACATGCTTTTCCAGATGTACCAGCACCATTATCATATCCTGAACTTCCTTCTCCACCACCGCCACCAGCACCTGCAATAACTTGACCACCACGATATAATACGGTTGCAGCACCACCACCGCCACCCATTGCAAACTGTTGAGATCCATTTTGTCTCTGTCCTTGTCCACCAGTACCACCTCTAGCACTGTGCCATGAACATCCTTGAGCAGAGTGTAGATACTGACTACCACCTTGTAATTGAACACCAGTACAAGGATTAGTAGTTCCACCTCCACCTCCTAGTCTAACTCTCCATTGTTGATTTTTAAATTGTGCGTACTCATTACCAGAGAGTTGTACAGTTAATTGTGCTCCTTGACCAGGAACCTGACTATGCTGTAACCATCCTTCTCCACCCTTTCCACCCTTTAATACAAACGTAGCAGAAGTAATAGTATCAAAATTTGATGTTGGGAACGTACCATCAGTATTCTGACTTGATTGACCATTAGAAAATGTTATAGTACATTGTTCTGTATTAGTTTGTGGAGTAGCAGTCATAGTAAGAGTTCCAGACTGTCCACCTACAAGTACGTTAGCACCAGCAGTACCATCTCCTCTACCAATAACCTGATTAACACCACCAGCACCACCTGTGTTAGGATCTGTTGCTTGTGCAGTTTTAAATAATTTTGAACCAGTACCAGCAACACCAGCACCACCAGAATAATTTCCACCTGGTGAAATACTACTGCTTGCTAAATCACTAGTACCACCACCAGCACCACCTTGACCTGGTGTACCTCCATCAGCACCTAGACATCCTTTACCTTTCTTTCCACCCTCTGCCTTGATCCATAATTTATTACCACTATCAAATTTAAATTCAGTATCACTACCATCATTACCATCAAGAGTACCAGCACCACCTGATCCACCACCACCTGTCATGGTTATCTTATATGCAGATGGATTATTTAAACTAGAGAAACTAACGGATGCACTACCAGAATCCCAAGTCTGATCAAAACTCCAGTCATATATTGGATCTCCTGGATCTTGAATTGTCTCTCTGCCACCAATTATAGCGTCACCATATGGTGTACCTTTAGCAGACTGAAATGTTGGTGGTGGAACAAAAGTTTGTTTCTGCCATGTACCAGCATTTGCACCACCAGATGCAAGATATTTCTGTTCAGAAAGAGGAGTATCTGCATCATCAGCAGCATTTCTAGGATTTTGAATTGATCCAGCATCTCCTGCACCACCTTTATAATCCAAAACATCATAGGTAGCAACATCAAGAGATGTATTTGGTCTTCTTAATAAACCATGTGTATGTCTTAATACCTGACCATTAACAGGTTCAAATCTATCAACTCTTTTAGTTGTTTGTGTATATGATCTCAGATATCTATCACCAGAACTCTCTGCAATATCAAATTGATCATTTGGAGTTGCTGAATATACAGCATGAGTATGTTGTGGAGGACCACTTAATTTCTGATCATCCATCTTAATGGTAACTGTATGAGATCCAATAATATCAGAAGATACTGAATCTGATACCAAATCATATCCTGTAGTTATTATTCTACCAAGAGAGAAGTAATTATCTTGCTGATCTGTATCAAGATACCAAGCACCACCAGTAGTTCCAACACCAAGATTACTATTACCAATATTAGGTGAGTTGTTACCATACACAGGACCATTACCAACAACTTTCTTAGCAACCATATCAGGAACTTTAAATGTTCCTAAATTCTGATCACCTAACCACTCCATTACATTAAGCTTAGTAATTTTAGTTACTACACCTGTTGTTGGATGAACTCTAAGAACAGTTATAATTGCTTGAACACCAGCATATGACCAACTTACAGTACCATCAGATACTGTTCCTGTAGTATGTGTAGGTGCAGTAGAACCTGCATTACCGCCACTTGTAGCAGTGTACACCTTACCAACATTAAATACTTGATCTCCTGTAGCATATAATTTTCCAGACAACCATGCCTCACCTACAGTAATAGTAGGAGCAGATGTATATCCAGTGCCACCAGCAGTTAGAATAAATTTACTAACACTACCAGTAGCAATTTCAACCTTTCCTTCTGCTGTATAATTTACTGGTGTTGCTGTTGGTGGTGCAGAAAATGTTATTGATGGAGCACTAGTGTATCCAGATCCAGAATTAGTTACAGTGACACCCTCACTTGCTAATCCACCATAATCATTAGATATAATTTCATATAATGCTGGAAAATCACCAATATTATACTCTGATCCATCACAATACAAATATCCTGGATGTGTATATGCTGGATCATCACCATTCTGATATGCATTACCAGAAGTCTCAGTTAATCCTGGATAAGGAGCAGCAGATGATTTAATAAACTGATGATCGTATGAATTCTTTTCTGTTTTAAATGTAGGTACAATAGCTCCAATGGGAGTAGTTTCTACACAATAATCTGTATAGTATCCCTTTCTGGTATTTCTATAACTCTGTGATGATACGGTCATGTCTTTATTAAATACTCCATTATAATAAATGGTTGTGTTGCAGAATCAATTGAATGCGATGCATCCTCACCAATAGTAATTGTTGTTTTAAGATTCTCTGGTTCTAATTCTAATGCTCTAGTCTTTACTTTATAACTGTGATTACCACCGTTAACACTATCATCTGGTTCAAGTCTTATTCTATGAGTATGGACAGTTGGGTCACCAGATTCTTGAGTCAAATCTGATGTTTCTGTCAACTCAGAATTAACAGATAATATTGCTCGTCTGGTAGTTACTCCTTCTTCACTATTTAATGGTAAAACATCTGCTAAACTAACTCCTTCACTATCTATAGGAACACCAACAGCACCAGCAACATATGTAGGTGACTCTGTAATCTCAGCATTTAAACTAGATTTAGTATTGTTCTGTCCCATGTAAGGAGCACAACCAATAAAGAAAGGTAATATAGTAAATGTCTGCATAAAATATGTGGTATTAACACCATTAGCAGATCCAAAAGTCTCTTCTCTATCAATCTTTGTAGCTTTATTTAAAATACATCCATACTTATATTCTTGAGCACCATATCCATCTATACATCCACCCCAATATACAGTATCATTGATAGGATGATTATGAAAGATTGGTGTACCACTCCAACTTGTATTAGAATTGGGGTTCCATGCTGTAATAGCTTTACATGTATTCTGTGCTAATCCATCAGCATTACCCGATGCACCATGAGCATTATTCTCATTATCATTACCACCTTGAGCATAATATGTTTTACTTTGTTGTGATGACTGTGTATACCTTGTATTATCTAACCAGTCTTCAATATCAATTGTTGTAGCAGTCCATCTACCAGTATATCCATACATTGCTGGTGTGTCATTAGTAACATTATTGGTAGTCTCCATTGTTCTAGGTTTCACACCTTGATGGAAATGAGCATGAGGATGAATAGCAACATCTTCTACTGATCCTGATTCTGTATAATGTGTAGTACTACCATATTGATATGATGGTTTTCCTGGTATAGGAATTTCTTGACTAGGAACAACAATTGTTCCACTATATGTTAAAGGAATAACTCCATCAGTTCCTTGTGTTACTGTTGCGTCTATTCCAATTCCTGATCTACTCTTCTCAATTCCTTGCTTATTCTCCTTCCTTATATTATTATACACACCAGTATTAGCACCTGAAGTTGGTTCAGGATACTTTGATCCTAAATCAGGAACCATGAATTGAGTATCTGCTACAGTATCAAAATCAGATCCATCTAAATTAGTTCTCTTAAATGTAGTATTACTTCCTATACCAAGAATAGCAGCAAGTTGTGGATAATCTTCTGCTTGATACCTAGTACCATCACACTTCAAATATCCTGCTGGTAAATTAACTGGATTGAATCCATCATCGGGTGCTCCATCATATTCAACGGGCCAAATTATTATTTGACCAGTAAGATTACCATACTTAGATCTTTCTTTTGAATAAAACTTTGCCATTAGAATGCTTTAATAATGAACGTAGTAGTTACAGAAGGTTGTGCTGAATCTATAGAAATATTTAGAGCATTTGGTATGGCATCTGGTTGTAATGAACTACCATTTGCATTAGCAGCAGTATATGTTGTTAGAAAAGTTCCTGCTTGTGTTGGCATTGAACCTGTATGCTGAAATATCTCAAAACTATCATGATTATGAGATTTAAACTGACCACTAAGAGGATTCTTAAGTGGTGCTGTTGTATTCAAACTTGTAGGATAAGTAGCATGTCTAAACTTAAGTTCTATCCCTGATGATCCAGAATCAGCTTTAATTGGCCAATTCAAATTTAATTTATATGCTCCACTAGTCAATCTTTCCATACTTAATATCTGTGTTCCTTCTTCTAGATACTTATATTTGACATCAGCACTAGATGTAGTAACATACATCAAAGGAGTTATCTTATCCCACTGATACCACCAAGTTGCTGGTTGGCTATTTGGATCACCATACACTCTTCTGATATCTACTCCAGTAGGAAGAGTAATACTCATTGCACCAGCAGAAAATACCACGTCATCTACAAAAAATGCTTGCATTTCTTCTGGATGATCTGATATACCTCCCTTAATTGGTGGACTATTAGCAGGATTACTAAGATCAGTATATCCTAAAAAGTTTGGTCTTCCTCCCTCTTCAACTGGTCT